GCTTGAATGGCATTCAAGAGGTCAGCGGTTCGATCCCGCTTATCTCCACCAAAAAGTGATGGATATTAGCTTAAACAGCTAGTTTCCATCACTTTTTTGCTTTATAAAAATGTTAGAAGTGTTCCAAAAATTTTGTCTATTGCTAATCTATTGCAGAATGAATCCGCCCCCATTTCTGAGGGCGGATCTGTCATCTCACGACATACTGATAATACTTGGCGAGCTTGTCCGGTCCGGCGTCCTTGTCGTCCAGGAATGCTTTCGCCATGTCCACATAGAAGTCGATATTGCTCCCCACGTTGAACTTTTTAGCGACCTTGACGTAATCGCTGTAGATCATGTTGAGGGCCGCCCAGAACTCCGCAGGGTCGCACTCGATCCCGCGCTGGGCCATGACCTGCTTGGCCTGCTCAAACGACCAGTGAGGCCCCTTTGTGCCGTCCTCATTTTCCATATTGGCGGTCCATTCCTCCGCCATGCGGCGGTCGAAGGGCATGTGCCCGGAAGCGGCTCCATAGCCACTCATTCGCTCTCCACCTCTCCGGTATTCCATTTCGTTCATGCGGTAGTCCTGCTCAAACTCCCTGGGGGTCTTCATTTCACCCTCACCAGAAATGGCGAATCCTATCTTATTCATGGGCCTAGTCATCTCCCGTCTATCAGTATAGGCCGGAGGCATATAGTATGGATAGCCATAGTGGGACTGAGGGCCCGTCATGCGGTCATCCCAGTAGTTGCTCTCCACCCACGTCCCACCATCATTGCGAGGGGCAAAACGGCCATCAGAATATCGATGATATCCCCGGTCATTCGGCTCCATCATCTCAGAACGGGGCGCATACCGACCGTTGTCATAGTGCTCCCGGCCACGGCGGTCACGGAATTTATCATCAACATCGTAGTTTTCATAGCTGCGTCCATCGTTGTAGCGGCGATTGCTGCCACTGGACATGAGCATCATCCGTGTGGATCGTTTCATTTTGATCCCTCCTTACGCCGTAGGGGCGGGAGCAGCGCCCCCGTCAATGCTGGTTAGGTTGTTGCTGGGGGAGCAGCAGGGAGTGCCCAGCATACGGAACGAACCTCCGGTTGGGGTAGTAACGACACAGAGAGAGTATTTGGTCCGGGTACGGATGCCACAGGCGGTGACCTGAGCGCAATTCCGCTTTGTCATGGGATAGAGAGTAGTCCCGGTCCCGATGGTAAAATATACCGGAGCATTGATGGTAGTGGTGTCGGGGATGGCCTGAGCCACGACCACGCAATACTTCTCTCCGTTGTTGTAGGCGCCAGCAGGCAGGTTGATCTCCAGGTTCCCGCCGGTAAAAGCGACCGCCTGAGAGATCACAAGCCGGTCACAGAGTCTGCATACAGGTTTACAAGACATAATTACCTCCAAAAATCAGGGGCGGCAGACACTCAGCCCACCGCCCCGAAATAGTCACGGCAGAGCCGGAAAGTTAATTGCCTCGATTTTGATGCAATTTAGCAGCCACAGCCGCAGCCATTGTTATAGGCCCCGCAGTAGGGATAGGGGGCGGGCACCTGATAGGCGGGCACAGGCATGGGGTTGATCCGGCGGATCAGCTCAGAGGTCTGGGCATCCAGAGTAGCGGTCAGGTAGCTGTTCTGGTTGGCCTGAGAGGCAGCCAGCTTGAGAGACTGATTCTCCGCCTGGAGGGAATCGATCTTGCTCTGAGTCAGGAAGTCCAGAATGGCGCGGGTGTTGGAGTTGTTATTCTCCAGGATATCGCGGGTGCTGCCCTGGATGGTGTTCTGGATGGCGCAGGTATTGGTCGCCATGTTGTAATTCACACCATCGATGGCCCGCTGGGTCTGGCAGCAGCAATCCTGAGCCTGAGCGGCCATATTGCACATCTGAGACTGGACACCGTTGAAGCCCTGAAGCAGAGCCACATTGGTGTTGTTGAAGCCGCTGGTGATGCTGTTGTTCAGGGCATAGGTGCTGTCACAGATGCCCTGCTGGATAGCAGAGATGCCGCGCTCCACACCGTTGAAGGCAATGGCCTCGTTTACATCTGCACGGGTGGCAAGGCCCTGGAGACCGGGATCAGTGCTGGCACCGCCACCGCCGAATCCGCCGAAACCGCCGCGGCCCCAGCCAAAGATCATGGCGAAGATGATGATAGCCCACCAGCCGTCACCGCCCCAGAAGCCGCCGTTGTTACAGTTTCCGCCGTTGGAATCGCTGCCCAGCGCATAGCCAGTTGCAAAATCGTTGTCCATTGTATATACTCCTTTATCAGTTATTACATCGGGGCCGTACGCTCCCCGGATGTTTCCAAAGAGCGGTTTTTATCAAGACCCGAAAACTGATAAAGTGATTTATTTACTTAGGTAATGTGAGCCCCATCTGTCTGGCCATTTGGTCAAGATCTACGCCCCGCTCTTTTGCCATGTTTTCCGCAATCTGGCGGAGCTGCTGCGGATTCTTTCCCTGGATCAGCCGCATAGCTTGGGCGGCCTGTGGATTCTGTCCAGCCATCTGTTGAAGCATTTGCATGGGATTTCCGCCGTTCCGTGCCATCTGGAGCATTGCCATCATTGGATTATTCATCATTGGAGGCATCATTCTTTTTCACTGCCTTTCCAGTAGGTTTTTTCAACCTATCAACCTCGTCCTTTAAATTTTGTACTGTGTCCTTCATGTCTATAAACTCATCCAGCGGCGCAAAGGCTGCTACCTGAGTGGGGACCTGTTCCTGTTTCTCTCTAGGCGTGTCGAGCTTAAATTCAAACACATCAGCCGACCCACTGTTGGTATTGAACCGCTTCATGTAAACCACACTATGAGCAAGGTCCGGGAAAAACATGGGGGCACCCATAAAGTCCACCGGGACACCCAACGCTTCCTCTTTGGAGGCAACAGGACGGCAGAAAAAGTTGGGCTGTGTGTTTGTACTCCCAACTGTCTGGGCGGACTGTACAGGCTGTGGAACGGGCTGCTGCATAGGTTGGTAGACCTGCGGAGCGGGCGCAAACGGAGTTACAGGGTTGTAGCCGCCATAAGCGGGGTATGTATAATTAGGAAATCCGGCCATCGGCTGGCACCCCCTTCCTTGCTTCTACCTCATTCAGATACTTTTCCAAACCATAATCATCCCCCTGCGCCCGAAACCACATAATGGTTTCCCTGGCGCAATCGGGCCGGATGCCAGCGGCGATCAATCTCTCTACCGGGGTCATATATCACACGTCCTTTTCGTAAAAAATACGGAGTCCGTGAGGAGGACTGCGACGTGTACAGCCCTTGTTCCCCACGTCCTCCATGTCTATATTGTCGCATAAAAATTCCCCGGCTGGGGGCGGTCCCAGTCGGGGTTATGTAAGACTTATGCTTGATTCATGCTGAGTTTGGATATAGCTGCTTTGCTACATCGGCAACCCGTTGAAAGATGTATTTTTCGTGAGTGCTGACAGCGCCGCGATACCAACCAAGGTCGGTGGCGACTTCAATTTGGTCTGCTTTATCAATGATGCGCCGTTTTGCTATAAATTCATCATCTCGGTGCAGGGCGGCTTCATAGATGGCTCTTTCTAATTGAGAGCGCAAGAGCTTGTCCAGCGGGTCAGGCAGCTTCACTTTTGCGCTCATGCTCCACGTCCTTTCCTTACTTCAACGCCGCCGCCTTTGCCATGACAGCAGCCTCCTCTCTTGTGACAAACGCCATGGGCCGGGAGCCGTCGGTCAGCTTCATCGCTTTTGCATCCTCCAGATGCTCCGGCATACTGGCCGGTAGCTCCGCTCGCTCGGCCAGATAGCGGTCCATGTACTCCTTCCACTGCTCATAGGTCACAGTCTCATCCACTCCTTCCATCCACCGGGCCACATCCGCCCGGAAATCATCCATGGTCTTGCCGAATTTGGGAAACCAGTGAAGGACATCCCCGTGGTTACTGGCAACGCCCCGTTGATAGCCCTCCTGGTGGCAAATGACTACCCCGCTGGCCAGCGGGTTCAGACCGTACTCCTTGCAGAGATAGGCTGTCAGCTCCACGGCCTCCTGGTACACCGCCTCAAAATAGCTGGCATCCTCCAGGCCGTCCTCGCAGATTTCAAAAGAAATGTGGGTATCATTTGCACTGCCGTTCTTCCCTCGGCCACAGTGCCAGCCACGGCGATTCCAAGGAAGGGTCTGCACCGTGCCAACGCCTCCATCGGCAAATCTGCCCATAAAGGCGTGGGCGCACTTATTCAGCTTCTTATCAAATTTTGCCTTGTATTCTGTATTGGTCTGGTTCCAGTGGTTGCCATAGGTGTTTCGGCCTATCTCCTCATCTCCGGGCACATAGCGGGCCACAGAGGGGTTATTAGCCCCGGTTGAGTGTATCATTACCCCCTGTGGCCGGATGGTCCTCCCGGCCCTGTAACAGTCGTTTCTGGTCAAATACTGTTGTACGATTCTCATGATATCCTCCAAGGACGGCAAAAGGCCGCCCCGTCTACTTGACAAAGCGGCCTGGTCTGATATAATAATGACGAAGGGATGACTGCGACAAGCGGTTAGCCCGGTAACAGGTTAAATAAGCAAAAGCCTATGAAGCCGTCACTTGGCAGAGTGGCGGTTTCTGCTTTTCACAATAATCGTAACCGTAAAAGGCCCGATATGTAATGTGATCCGCATGGCCTCACCCCCTCTCGGGTGGTGTGGCTAACCGCCTGCCGTTGTTGCAGTATCCCTCCGGTCCCTTGTGGGACAAAATCATTCTATCAGAGGGTCCGCTTTCTGTCAATTCCTGCCGCCCAGTGAGGCGGCTTTTTCTTATGCCTGCTCCGCCTGCTCGGCGGCCTCTTTGTCAGCCTGGATGCCAGCCTCAACGGCGGCGGCGAAGGTATCCATACCGCCAGTTTGATAAGCGGCGGCCAGCTCCTGACCGTAACGGCCAGTAAACTCACGCATCTCCTTGGCCTCTTCATGGGTAATCTCAGGGTGCTTCTCCCGGAGCATAGCCATACCTACGGTCGCCAAATCGGGGGCGTCGTTCTTCTCAGTGATTTCGTACAGTTCATAGAGCATTTCGGTGTTCATAGTTCAATCTCCTTTTTTAAATTTGTTGTTATTCCTTCATCTGCCTGATGGCCTGGTTGACACCAGTTGCCGCCAGACCGCTCACGATACCAACGGCAACGGCTGTCAGCGGGTCCGTGGCCGGGAAATCCTGGAGGCCGGTATACAGCGCCGCCACGCCAAGCACACCGCCACACAGGCCCACGATAGCCGGAATGTACTTGTTATCCAGACCGGACGATTTGACGATCAGTCCCACCAGATAACAGATGACGGTAATGGCCGCCACGGATGCGATTCCAAAGTCCATATTTTCACCCCCTCTCAAAGACCTATCTTGTCTAACAGAAAGGCCATAACCGCTGTAATAACCGCCGCAATTACGGCCCAACTTATTTTGCCTTTCAGATCTTTCCAGGTTCGTCCAGGCTCTGCCTGAATGTCTGACAATCCCTTGGACAGTGTGCTCACTTTACCCGTCAGGTCCTCCAGCTTTTCGAGTATCGTTGTGTACTGCTGGCCCTGCTCTGCACGGGCGATCTCCAAGGCCCGGACCCGATTATAAAATTCTTTGTGCGTCTCAGAGGATTTCTGTTCGTTCTTTTCTACTCGCCGTTCCAGGTTAGCGATACGGGATTCCATGGGACAATCATTGCAATCCGGTGGCATGGCACACCGCCTTTCCATCTTAAACTATTGGTTAATAAATCCTGAAATCTCCAGTCACATGATAAGCGGCTCCAACTTGGCCAATAATTTTAATTTGAGAAATGTCACCAGAGAAAAAGGGCGAAGAGCGTGACACATCAAATTCGGCAATCAAAATCCCCGCCTGTATGGAATAGACTCCCGTCCCATCGATTTGCTTAGGCGTTCCATTTTCATCCAGAAACGTGTATGTTACACCATTTTTCGGCTCAAAATCCAGTGTTGCAGTCACGAGATTTGCACCGCCGCCCCCACCTTGTATCACCGGGTTCAGTATCATGCCATTACCTCCGAAATTTTAACTTTTTTATCGTTGCAATCGAGAATAGTTACATATTCATAGCGATGACATAAACCTCGCCATCAATTATTTGAGTATTAACAGTTACGGTAAGATACCATTGCTCATCACTTGTGACAAGATAAGGCGGAGGTTGAGCGGTCAGACCTTTTAGAGAATCAACAAGTTTAAACCCATCGACATTATGTGGAGATACGACCCAGTCCGAAAAATCCATGCCTTCTTCAGCGAAATAAGGCCCATGCACAACGGAGCCTGGCCCATTCTGAAAAGTAAACTCAAGCAATTTCGGAAACGGCTTGGCAGGACAACTAAAAATCATGTCCCTACCTCCTGGATTACCACATAAACCTGCACATCTTCTGTCGGAACCGTCTGCGCCTTGAATGTCAATTTGTTGGCCGCCTGTCCCGTGCAGGATATCCCAGCGGCAGAATACACAGCCTGGTCCGCAATCGTCGGCATTGGCTGAATCAACTGTTTACTCTCATCCGCAAGCACGCCCGGAACTGTAACAGTCTGGGTGTTGTTGGACCAGGCGGAGAGGGGGAGGGTAACCAGGGTGGATTTTGGTCTAGAATTGCGGAGTTCCTCCTTTACATCGTCCATCGTAGGCAGATAAGCATCATTTTCCGCAAAGCCGGTTTTTTTTGCGCCCCCTACGTTATAGAAAAACACGCCCCCACAGTCTACTTTTTGAACAATGCCAGAGCCCGGACTTGTGAAAGCATCAATCTCTCCTGGATTGGCAAACATATATGCCGTATCATGATTACTAGAAATCCCGATCAGCGGTAACTTCTCAAGGCCCACAAAATCTCCATTCACAGCTAACTGCACTCTGGGATCTGTGCCTCCGTCTACCGGATCAGGGGACTCAACTACCTCCAGCACCAACTCCCCAGTCATAGTCCCCCCGCTCAACTGGAGATACCTCTGGTCGGCCTGTTCCTGGGTCATGCCAGATTGTGGTGCATCCTGTGGCACGGCGTTACCCCCGCTGTCAAAGCCAACCACCTGACCCTGGGTGCCGGTGAGTTTATCCTGCTTCTCATTCGCCAGGGCAGCGGCCGCAGTGGGGAGGGAATCACTACCGGCCCCAACCGTCACGCCGGTATCACTAATAGTTTTCAGTGTGTCATTCACATTCTTCTTGATGCGGTCAATCTCGCTCTGTACGCTCATGCCGCACCTCCTCAGATGGCCGCAAGGGCTTCCTCAATGTCACTGGTCAAGCTCACGCTACCCCCGGAGGTGTACCCGGCAGGCACAGAATAGGAGGTCGTGGTCAGGCCGTCGATGGTACCGGAAACAGCGCCGTTATTCGCCATGGAGCCGGATACCAATGTGCCTTCCGCATCTACGATCTTCTTACCAGTCAGCACATCAGCCGCAGCAGCCGTTACTCCGCTTACGTCCTGATATGCGGCTGGAATGGCTCCAACGGTGACCTTAGACAGCACCTTTCCAGTAGTTGGCGCAATCGTCTGGGCGGACTCGCTGGGGGTTGCGGTCTTTTCCTCCAGCGTGATAGATACTGTTCCAGCTCCGTCATGGTGTCCGGACGGAATCGTATAGGATGGAGCCGCAACGGTCAGCGTTTGGGTAACTGCCCCATTATCTGGCATCGTACCTGTGACCTTGCTGCCGCCAACATAGGCAGTTTCCCCATCGAGGATTTGTCCAGCCTCTGCGGTGGCGTCTGTTGTGTCTACAAACTCCTCTGGGATAGCCCCTACGGTGACAGAGGAAAGCACCTTGCCCTCTGTTGCCTCCACAGTCTGCTCGGACTTTGTAGGCGTGACGGTTTTCGTCTCTGGGACAATCTGCACCTTACCAGTACCAGCATGGTACCCCTTTGGGATGGTGTATGATGGTTCCTCCGCTGTAAGGGTTTTATTTGCGGCCCCATTGTTTGGCATGGTGCCGGTAGAAACCTTACCCGTCTTATCTACAAATACCTTTCCAGTCAGCACGTCAGCCACAGTGGTGGTCACAGCAGACACATCCTGGTAACTATCGGGAATCGGAGCTACCGTCACATCAGACAGTCCGTAATAACCGGGGTCTGGAGTCACGTTCTGCTGAACCTTGGTAGGCGTAACACTCTTGCTCTGGAGGTTATAGTTTCCACCGCCAGCCACACCGGACACCGTGCCACTGCCGTTATGGTAGCCCTTCGGGATGGTGTATGTATCGCCCTCCTGGACTTGCGCCGATACAGCGCCCCGGTTTTCAATACCCTCGATCTCTGTCGCCAGCTTGTCCAATGTGTCAACGCTCGTGCCAATACCAAGCTCTACCGCTTTCGCACGGATCGTATTTCGTGCGGTTTGGATGCGGCTGATTTCAGTTGCTACGCTCATTTTTTACCACCTTTCAAATCGTCCCTAAAAGGATCTCGATATTTCCAACAGTATCCTGCACCGCCGCCGCAGTAATGGGAAGGGTGTTGTCCCCCTCGAAGTCGCTCACCGCATTTACAGAGAGTGTATTCGTTTCCCTGTCCAGCAGTAGGCCGTGGCCGATCCTATAGCCACCACCGCCGCCCTCTGGTAATGGTATATCTGATTCCTCATATTCCCCGGAATCCGGGTTAAAAATGAGCCATGTCCCGTTTGTGCCGGGTTTTGGCGGATTATTGTTAATGTCTGTCAGACGGTCCTCCATCTGCTCAAACTCGGAGGGCAGGGGCGGTGGGAATGCGTCTACCGCATTGATGCTATTGAACACCGTGGCATAAAACAGGTTGCTGTGCCGCACCTGGTCACCCAGAGTGCCCCGAACCTGCATGGCGTATGTACCGTCATCCGCCAGCATGGAGGCGGTAAGCAGAGCGCTGTACACTTCCCCATCTCGGGAAAGCTGGATGATGTTCTTCTGCCCATCCTTCTCCACGTCCACCTTCAGGTCCCACCCTTCCGGCAGGTCAGTGGATATTTCCAGAGACGTGACCTCATTATCACCCTCAAATCCAAGGGAAAAACCGGGTGGCGTACAGATATTCCAATCGGTCATGTAAATCATACGCCCACCTCCTGTGTCATAGCGGCCACCTTATCCAGAAGTGCGTCTATCTCTTCCCCACTGTATTTGCTGGTGTAGTAGCTTGTGGGTGTTTCCTCCGCAAGCGCCTGTAACTCCATGGTAGAAATCCTCTGTTCCAGGGCGGATAGCCTCTCTTCTATTGTCATGGTATCTCACCTCACACGACGAATCTTCGGTCCAACTTGTCCAGAATAAAGCGGCCAGTGCGGTCCATTACGGGGCCAGATGCGGTTAATTTAGGGGCGGAATAATAAAGAATTACACAGCCTTTATATCCGTTTCCGCCATTTGAGCCCATACCTCCAGAGCCTCCAGCACCTTCCCAAGTATATCTATCTTCTGCGCCGGTACAGTTGCCACCACCGCCACCGCCGCCACCACCATGGCCTCCAGAACCTCCGAAGCCATAGATGGTTGCATTTTCCCCGTTTACAGGTGTTCCACCATCTCCGCCATCACCACCAGTTGCGTATGGTTGTGTGCTAACTCTTCCTATCGTTCCATCTTTTCCGTTTTCTCCAGCAGAGGCACCGCCACCGCCGCCACCAGATGCAACATATCCCTCATAGGTTTCTCCTCTTACCGTATCGCCAGGTGTATAGGTTACTCCCTTATATATTACATTCTCTGCTGTGGAATTGGCTCCGTCTCCATTTCCTCCGGGGATACCCGCCTCTCCTGGCTTTGCGTATGTAATGCCGCTGGTCTGTTCGTAAAATCCATTTTCGCTACGGCTTCCATTTAGTGACGACAACTCGCCAAATGTTGTATCGCCACCATCCGAGCCATTCGTCGGTGCTTCTCCCCCGTTCCCGCCAGTTCCTCCATTCCCTATATGGACTTGAAATGCATTCCCTGGAGAAACTGTAATATTATTTTGATATATCTTTCCTCCCGCTCCCGCTTCTCCTTTTACTCCCCCGGAGCCACCTTTGCCTCTTCCCTTCGTTCCAAATATTCCTCGCCCGCCATCTTCTCCTGGCGCTCCTCCACTGCCGCCGCTTCCGCCGCCAATTAAAACTACACGAAGCGAGGTCACGCCATCAGGAACGGTCCATGTAGTGTCCTCATCTATGAGTTCCATTGTATCGTAGTATTCGGCGCTTGCTTTCGGCGGCACAAATCCAACCAGCAGCGTTTCATCCGCTTTCAACGTGTTGGACAGGTTGATGTCAGCGGATTCCAGACAGGCGGTAACAATTTTTTTATCATACGGATGATATACATTTATCACGTCACCTGGCATCTCATCCTTATATACTATTTTTGCGTCTATGAACTCAAAACATTTATGATAGTTCGCTAGTCTCTCTGCTGCGGCATTTGAATTGACCAGAGACACCAGCGTTTTATCCTCCACCGATTCTATATTTTCGGTCTGTGATTCGCTGATTTTCTTTTCAATAATTCTAGTGTTGTGGATATAGTTTTTGCCTGTCAGCTTCCCGCTGCCGGCAGATAAAGTAGCGTAATTTGCGCCACTTGATAAAATAGAAAATCCGGTCGCCTCTAAAGAGTGCATCGGCTCATCGAATGTAATGATATCCCCTTCCTGAACCGTGCCCTCAAACAAATCAACAGATTCGGTGCCGACAGTATATTGGTGCTCTGTTACAGAAACCGAAGTTACCTTTGCGTCCCTAGTCACACTAGCGCCCTGACCCATTCTGTCCGTCCCTTCAAAGCTCGAAACCCCGTCCCATAGCGGCTCAATTCTTACGGTTCCGTTTAGATCGGTCTTTACCGAAGCTCCAATAGCGAATAGGATTTGAACCAAATTATCACGGGCTGAACTATCTGGGGGTTTTACATAAGGTAGCCAGCCATATAGCTTAATGTCTAAAAGATTACTTTTTACACTATATGGTATTGGCCCAAATATATCTGGTAAAATCTCTTTTACTGTCTGCCCAGTATAAATACCTCCTCTGTGAATACGCTTCATCAAAAGTCCGATGGCGCTTGTTGCGTATAACTCATATTTATTTTCTGTGATCTGCTGGACTGACTGTAAGTAAAAAATACCGATTTGTTTTTTCCTATAGTAGTATGTTACTGGGTCGTCCAGCAGGAAATCCAGAATCTCTTTATTTTCCGTTTCAACAGCAACAGAGAGCGTATTAGCTTCTAAGGCGTCTGGTAAAAAGGACATGGCAAGATGAACTCCGCCAGAACTGAGACGATCATATATTGTATTTCTGTACTTTATTTTATTTCTTGCCATATGATTTCCTCTTAATCTTCTGGTTCACGTTGCGGTCCCAATGGCTGAAATGTTACCTGTAAGCCATAATATATTTTTCTCCCCGCAAACGTCCCTCTCAATTTATGGCTCCCACTAATTATCTTTGCCTTATAGGTTATAGAACTTTGACCATGCGGCATAGTAATCATGTGGTAATCTACCGGGGCGCTGATAGCCAAATAAAATGCGTCATAATCGTCAAAGTATCTTGGATCAGGCTCAATATACATTGTATGGTCATAGTAAGTACCAAGCACATCTCTGCTCTCTTCCCCATTTAGCAGGATCATGTTATTTTCTCCATCCTCAATTCTAAATGATTCTTCAAATGGAGAATCGCTTTTTATCCTAACCCGGTATGTCACATCATCCATGACAACACTCATTAATTGAGCCATTAAAAATCGCTCCTCATGTCGAGATTTTTACCCCAAGCCGTCTACTTTCTGCCTGTATATAAGGAAATATAAGTCTTGCAAAAGTACGACCATCCAAGGACATTGTCGCATTTTGCGTAGTGTGACCACCTCGCAACATTCCACTCTCCGCTACACCTTGCGCCGCCGCTCGTTTAACAAGAGAATATGGCGCAATAATTTCATCTTCCTGCGTGTTATCCCCAACTACGGCAAGGAATGGATTGTTTTTCTTTGCAACTCCGCCAGCGGAGAAGGCTGGAACATCTAGTGTGTCTGGAACTAATATTGCTCTTGGGGAAATACCCTCCGAAATAGAAATTGGACTATTTTTATTGCCAATTCCGAACACACCAGAAATGAAATTCCCAAACGCTTGTCCCAAGTCAAAGACTAGATCCCTAACAAAAGCTAGTGCATCTCCAACTTTTTCTATTACCCATCCAAGGCCCTCCATAACTGGTATGGCTATTTCAATCAAATCAGTTAAAAATGGGCCAAATGTTTCAAAAAATGTGTTCTTTAGATTGGCAACAGACTCTCCTAGTTGGCTTGTCATATCATCCAAATCTGCTTGTGCATTCCTAGCCTCTATCAGCACCTCATTGTTTTTATAAAAACTATCTGCAGCATCTCCATATTGCTGAGAAAGAAGGCCCATCAAATATCGTGTGCGCTCAGTCGAGTTAGCAAGTTCTCCAAGTTGTTCGTTTACGCTTTCTTCACTTATCCCAACCCAGTTAAGCGCATCCGCAAGATTTCCTGTTACTTTACCTGTTTTTGCGGTTTCGTTTGCCGCCTCAATTAATCCCTCTATTGGTAGTGAATCTCCAAACGTTCCATATACTCCAGCAGCAATCTCTATCCACTTCGCAACATCTTCTTCATCGGTGGCTAATTGAGCAAGAAGTTGTGAGGCTTCCGTCGCTGTGTCTGTTTCACCTAGAATCTCATAAAATCCTCGATATGCTTCTTTGGCTACTTCTGGTCCATATCCCGCTGTCTCAAACGCTGTATTTAGTAGTCCTAAAGATTCTCGATATTCCTCTGTAGCTTCATCAAGTGTGAATAGTGTACTAACAAGTTCCAATGCCTTATCTGCTAGAAACTTAATTCCGCCAGAAGCTAAGTCCGCCGCTATACCTTTAGCTACAGTGAATCCATCTCCCATATCGGAAGTGGAGCCGTCTACGCTGTCTAAACTATCTGATAACTCATCTGCCGATTCCCCAAGTTTATTCAGTGTAGGGTCAAATTCTTCAACAGCTTTTGCGGCCATATCCGCTTTTGATTTTGTTATATCTAGTTCTAGATTAAAGTCATCTAATTGTGTTTTACTCAGTGTATCATCTAATTGTGCAGAGGCTGTTTCTAGCATTTTTACACGATTTGCAGACAGTTCTGCTCGTTCTGCTAAAAGTCGTCCCTTTTGTGCTAAGAGATCCACGTTTGTCGGGTCAAGCTTTAAAAGACGTTCAACCTCTTTCAAGTCTTTCGATACCTTATACAAACTGCGGTCAGTATCGTTAAGTGCCTTACCCAGCTTAGTGGTGTCCCCGCCGATTTCTATTGTTATCCCTTTTATCCTATTGGTTGCCATCTCTATCCACCCTAAAATTTATCAAAATCTTCCTGTGTCGCCAAAACCGGGTAGTCAAGTTCATCATTTGTAGCTTCAGCATACATATCGTAGACCATTCCAATAGTTAGCAAATCAAGATCTCTTATAGAAATTCCTAGCTGAACAGTCCGAAGCATAAATAGAGGAGTTGTCATTTTTCGATCTGTTGCCCTAGTTTTTTTTTAGCAACATCCATGGTTTCAATATTTCCCTCCCATAAAGCAAGGAGTACAGGGAAAATTTTATAGATAGAAAATGCGCCAAATTCCTCCAGCCAGTCACTAGGATTTTCTGGAACAGAGTCCTTGTCTGCGTGTTTCGCCATGATATATGCCATATTCTCAAACAAATTTAATGCCTCTAGTGGAATATTCGTCCCATCTCGTTCTTTATCCTCCAAAGATTTTTTGACTGTTACCATATCCTGAAGGATATCCCGCCTAAATTTGATCCGGTAGAGCCGTGGTACAGCAGCAGTTGCTCGAAATTTAACTAATTTCCCATCAATTAAAATTTCAGTTTCCATATTTACACCCCTACTGGCGTAGGCTGCCAAACGGTCTTAAACCAATTATTCCGCACTTCTTCTGTGGTTTCATCTGTGGTCTTGGCCTTAATATTTCCATTCGCCAGCGGGGATGCGGTAATGGAAATCGTCTCAGTGCTGGGGGTTTTAGTTTCGTTGATAGTAGACCCGTCCTCGTTTGCTCGTGCGGCGGAGCAATTATACAGCACTCGCAGGCTGGCCTTTTGATCCCCCTCAAATTGATACAACAACGCAAAGGGTTTCGCTTCTGCTCCCGCATTTTCAATCTGTACCTTGGATGTAGTGTCAACAGTTTCGCCAAGAACATCAGTACGGAAGGAATCCGGAATCACGGCAATCTCCAAATCGCCCTGATAGCCGTTATTTGCGGTAGAAACATAATAAGCAATGTTATCCGCATAAAAGGTATTTGTATCTCCCTGCGGGGCTAAAGACATACTCACCGCACCCGGCATAGGAACAGGGGTCCCGTATGTAATAGCGCCCTCCTCGCCTTCCTGCAAAAGCGCATAATGTACATTTTTTAGGCCAAATTTCACCTTATTCTTTGTTGCCATAATTACACCTCAATTTCATATGTGGTCTGGTACAGACGTTCACTTTCTATATATGTGCTGGTTTTGTCCCAATAGATTTCTGCTTCATCCAAAACAGTTTCTATTTTATTTTCATCTTCTGTGTCTCTTTGACTGGAATACAGTTCAATGTTGCAATGGGATATCTGAACGTACACCATATTATCCGCGGCAAAGTTATCAGTATAATCATCAAAATAGACTCCATACGGAGGCTTTGGCGGATGCTCCCAATGATGAAAAGTAAACGGAAGCCCAGTCGTTTTCAGGATTTTATCCAGTTCCTGATAATTCACTTGACTCCCGCCCTTTCTATCGTGTCTGTTATTTCTTGAATCAGCTTTTTTTCTGCTGCTTGCTCCGCTGGTCTGATATGCGGCTTCCCTTCAACTCTTCCTCCGCTTGCTTTTTGATGTCCGTACTCCAAAAGATGCGTTAACTGGTAATCAGTTTTATTGTAAATTACTACCCCAGAACTCCTTGCTGAAGATTTATATTGTCTTTTCCCCATTCTCCAGCCCTTTTTGTATCTACCGCTCCTTTTAGGCGATCTTGCCTTCACTTCTTTCAGGGCTTCTTTCCCTACTTTTTCAATATCCTTCCTAACTCCCTCTGATATTTCATCTTCGTAGTCAGAAAGAGTCCCCATGATAACACTAACTAACTTGTCCGCTTTTATGCTCATGTGGACACCTCCCACAAATTCGTGCTCGTTTCCTCTAATGAAAGCCTTGTTACGAGCATCCCATCCTCATCTTTTGTAGGAGTTACCTGCCTAATCAAATAATACCGATCCTCAATTCGAGCGATATCCTTTGTGTTAATCTGATTATCTCTCCAAATCTCAATCAGTAAATCTATCTGCTGATCTACTTTGGCGGCAGCATAATAGCGTTGGATTCCAACGGTCATTTCCCCAAAATAATGAGCGGATTTTTTCACAAGCTTTTCCACTTTGGGGGGCGGACCATTCTCGTCTACTGATACTCTGTAGATAGTCACTATCCCGGAGTCATGGAGCATTTCCCTCACTCCTCATCTTTTGGGATATGAGCAAATCGTGGCGTATTCTTTTTAAATAGATAGGCTCCGATTCTCCATTAATTCGTTTCCTGTACATCCATGCAGCCGTGCCAACTACTAACTGGAGATAATCTTCTTCGTCATTCTCTACGATTCCTTGCCTCTCCAGGTTGGATTTTGCGGCCCTTATCATAGACAAAAGATAAGTATTATCTCCGGGGAGAGTCCCCAGGCGCTGAAGATCTATTTTTAAGATATCCAACGCCTGGGACTCAAACATTCCGCAGTTCATATTCATGCCCCCGTTTTAGTTACCGTGACCGTATAAATCTTTTCTCCCGTGTTATTTTTTGCGGTTATCTTTACAGTGTTTTCGCCATCTTCCCATGTTGCTGACGCTCCATTTTTATGTGGCTCTCCATTCACTGTAATTGTCACAGTCGATCCATTGGCTCCAGTTGCGCTAATTGTGTTGCTCTGATTTGTAGTGCTGGTACTATACTCTGTCACGCCGGGATCAAAAGTTGGTGTCAGAGTCAGCGCCCCTAACCCCAGCGAAGCCAGGGACGCTGTTAAGGGTTTGCGCTGTCAGGAGGGAAGGTCACGCTTGTAGTGGGAGCGGTATTGTTGATGTTCAGGACTCCAAAAGCCTCCCCAAACACAGGCATACCATCATAACGTGCAGTCCCCTTAAATACGGTCTGGTCCTCGATGAAGCGCACATGCTCGCTCTGAGCCAGGGTAGTTCCAGCCCGCTGGGCCAGAAGATAGAGGTCAAAATAGCCAAAGATTACATCGTTATCAGGAACGAAGTCCAGGGTAACAATATCCCCACCCAGGACTGGCATGGTATTCCCCTGACCGGATACGATAGCGCCCGCCGCATTGATTACCAGTGCCTCAGCAGTCAGCTTCGCCTTTGTGGTTTCGTTCATAACCCAAGTCAGGCTGCCTCTGGCATAAGTAGAACGGGCCACACCTGCGGTCAGGATAATGGATTTATAGAGTTCCGCGCCGGTAGCCGCAGTCAACTTGACGATATTACTGGTGTGGACATCCTTCCATGTCGGCGCATTCGCTCCCCAGTCATCTGGCTCTGTGGCTTGCGCCAGCCGGGTCACTACGCCAATCGGCATCTTCTTTCCGGTCCCGTAAAGGATAGCCTTGTCCAGCGCATAACCAATCGCTTGCCCCAACGCCTCCATAATCTCGCTGGCCAGAGACAGGTCGGAGTCCTCCAAGGTCGCATTACAGATGGCGATAAATCCGCCGACCTTGTAACCGTCAACTTCAATCTGGTTAAAGGAAAGCTCCAGCTCGTTTAGCTTGGCGCACATTTCCGTCCAGACCGCTTCAGGGACCGTCCCCATGATGTTCTGGCGAGCCGTTCCGGGCACACTCCGCAGATTTACGCGGGAAATCATTTTAGAATATTTGCTGATGTTTTCGCGAATCAGTCCAAGCATAACATCCGGGATCGTCAGTTCTGCGCCAGTAATAGACCGATTCTGTTTCCCAAGCTCACGCACTCTCGTAAGGAAATCCTTTACATCCTGCCGGGCGAAAAAAGCGTCGCGTCGCTGTGCATCCAAGCCAAAAAAGGTTCTATTCTCCATATCAAACTTCTCCTCTCGTTTTTCAGAATTTTGAGGTTTAGGCGCATTTCTGGCCAACTCCTCAATCTCAGTTTCAATGTCCTTGATTTCTCCTTCCAGTTTCCCGGTGGCATCTTCGTTTTCAGCTTTTTCTTGTTCGAACTGTTCTACCGCTTCCTCTACCGCAGACTTTTCCTCGTCCGTCTCAGCTTCATTGATGGACTGCTCCAGTTCTGCTTCTCTGGTCTGGAGTTGTTCCGCCGCCTTTCTAAGTTCCTCCAGTTGCTCTTTCTTCTCGTTAAGCCTCTTTTTCAGAACCAATGCTTTTAATGCCATTTTATTTCCCTCCAGTTTCATTCTGTTGATGTTGATTTAATCTTTTGAGCAATGTGTTTCTCCATGCGTTTATCTTCCGTTTCTGGATATCCTCGTAGTCTCTCTTTCTTGCTACCACTGCGGTATCTTCATAGGCCGGAAAAGTACAGACGCTCACCTCATAGAGCTTTACCTTGCGGATAGTCCAGTGAACACTACCGTCCTCTCGATTTTCTGTCTCCTCATCGAGAATCGAAAAACCAAAAGAGCATTGAGTGATGTCGCCTCTCTGTACACGAGCATATAGGTTCATTGCATCACTGTCATCTTGGTTGATTTTGATGCGACCCCATAGCCCATGATTATCCTCGCGCAACTCCAATGTGTTTGCCGTTGTCCTCCCTAGCACAAGCCGTGTCTCATGGTCTACCAAGGCTCTGATATCCTCATCTAACGTTTCCGAAAATGCCCCGCGAGCTACGCTCTCAGACGCTCCAGGCCACAGGTCATAGTTGCTGTCAAAAACGGAAAAGTATCCTTCGATATAGAGTTCCCCGCCATCCTCCGACCTTGTTTTAAATGCGCCTGATATACTTCTGGTCTGCATATCCTCTCTATTCAATGTTTTCACCTCCATTCAACTTGGCTTGATCTGCAATCATTCCCCTCGGAATGTAATTTTCTAGGATGACCAAATCATCCAGTCCAGGCAGCGGAGTCATGCCCAGCCAGTCCCGGACCTCATTCCCTGTCATAATCCCTCTGACATATAATTCCTGCCCGATGTTTGCCATATCCTTCATGTCGTAGGCATGAAGTGTCCGTGAGTTGAACCTGAAATAGAGATCTGGCGAATACAGGAGTTTAAGTGTCAGTTCCTGCTCGATCCTTTTCGATAGCGGCATGAGCTTACTGTCAACAAAGTTGTTCCACTCGTCCCTGTTGTAGCTTCCAACTCCGACCACAAATGGCGGGACTCCAATAATTCCGGCGACAGTTCGCTTGTCTATTGTTACTGAGTCGTTGATTGCAAGGTCATTTAGCGTAAGTGGTTTAATTTCTTTTACATCAAACATTTCTGCCGGAATCATCCAGGGTTCTCCTGCTTCTGAGGTCTCCAGGTAGCTATCTAGCAGTTTTTTCCGGCCTTCTCTGCTCGAAAACTCATCCGTCAGACCATCGACCTTTACAACGATAGACGGCTTCCACTTGGACTCCATAAATCCTCTTTTGGTTGCCGCCGCTTGCTTCAGGTTGTGAGCAACGTCTTTCAGCGTTACACGATATCCGTGACCTAACCACGGGGTTTCTGGATCTTGATTGATTGCAAAATGCAATACTTCATCGGGCCTAAAAGTTTGATTCCCGTATCGTATGTAGTAGCTCCTCCCATCTGGGATAAACGAGATCATAGAAGGCTGTAAAATCTCCAGGTCCTCAATCAAATCCCCTCCCCTGGAAAATTTGGGATAAACAACACAGTTTCCGTCTCCATCGATGAGGAGCGTTCGGACTATTGTGGAAATAAAAGCGGATCTGGTGAGGTTCCCGCTTGGGTTGATGTCCAACTTTCTGGACAGGCCATTTTTAATCCGAACATCCCCGTCCTCCGTGTTTTGCATGAGGTGTATGGTCATGGACCCCATCAAATCGGCAATGCGCCCAGCCGCCATTTGTATTTCTGGGTTGTCCGCCAATCTTGTATATCCAGAAACGCAAAGCATATCGTAGGCATCAGTCGATAGCAGGAAACTAACCGCTGAATTAGGATGTCCACGCGCTGTTGTATGGCTGCTTCGTTTTTTTCTGCTCAACGGCTATTCCTCCTCAAACCATCGTTTTGCTCTGTCTCTGCGCTCCATATCCTCTAGCTTTCTAATACAGGCAAATACAGATGCGTCAAATATATCGATTCTTTGCTCTGGCTGTACCTTGTCGTATTGGATCATATCATCCGTCTTTTCAACCGCTCTCACGTTCTGTACGCAGTATTCGTATGCTTCAGAATGGAGATAATAGAGTTCTCCATTTTTTGCCCGATCTTCAATGTAGCGGAAGCCCTCGGATTTTTTATAGAAGTATTGGGGCTGATCCAAAATTTTAAATCCTGCCTGCTTCATCCCCAAGAAATACTCACGGCAAAATTTTCGGTCATGTCCGACCTGCTTGATTTTGAACCCCTTTTTTCGCATACCGATAAACCAGTTGATTACATCAGCATGGTTAACTGTGGGGCTATTACACATATCCAGCCATCCATCATCTTTCCATCCAAAAAGCGGTATTCCATCCTCATCGGCTTTTTTGTGGGCAGCGACTACCGGGAACCATGCATGTGGGATAATGATATCTACATCGACTGTTTTGTTATCTTTCCTCCGGTATCCTTTCAGCGTCCCATAGAGCGCTGCTGCGGTCAGGTCGTAGAGCTTCGATAGGTCGGCCCCTCCATACCATGTGATAGGAAGTCTCACCAGGTCCTCTATTGTCCAGTTGTACTGCTGGTCGCTCTTGCGGAATTCATCGATATCAAAATAGGCAGCCAATGCATTTGTGTAAACATTCAACGACTTTGCGAAAAAGTCTTTCCTCTGCTGCGGGTCATTCTGGGCCTGCAAAGAATCATTCAGAATTTCGTCTGGCCGGATGCTAACCCCGTAAGCTGGATTTGCCATCTCGTGGATTTTAGGGTCTGTATAATCTACACTCCCATCTTTTACCCCCTCCGGGGCGCAGCACATGAAAATGAAATACTGTTCATCCTTTACCGTTCCGTTCAGGATCTTCCTGCAATATTTCAATCGTTGCCCAAGAAACGCCTGTTCGTTATCTCCGGCAGTTGAAATTCCAATCAGGAGTTTGTTGGTATATGCCTTCATGGCCTCCTTAAAAAGGTTGTATTGCTTCGGCTGTTTAAATGCGTGAATCTCATCGCAGATAGCAATGTTGCAGTTTAGGGAGTCCTGACTGTCTGGGTTAGCGGCCAGCGCCCGAATATAGAATGAACCGTCTCCCAGTGTGGCCGACAGGCTGTGCTCGTTATTGTTGTCTATGACCCGCACAGACCCACCATCCCTGGAATCTTCACCCATCCGCTTTACGTTGTAGTTCAAAAAATTGAATGACTCTAACGATTGCATCAGGGCTGCGGATGCAATATACATCTTAGAGCCTGACCTTCGAAACAGGAGGGATAAGGCCCAGGACAGTGAGGCAGCAAAAGAGGTCTTTATGTTTTTTCGGGGAATGTAAATGAGCGCTTCGTGGAATCGTAAAATATTGGTGCCTTTAAGCCGGAACCCAACCAGGTTATAAATAATAAATTTATGGAACGGCTCTAACAGAAACGGCGTCCCCCGCAACGGAGTCCCGTCCAGCCTTTCTCCCTGCTGGTGGCAAATGGTCTTTTCAATGACCTGGATGCAAAACTCTGGATCTTTGTGGTTTAATTCATAGTCTGGATTATTTAGATCCTGAAAGAATCGGTCAACCGCCTGCTTCAGCTCCTCACAGGCGATTTTTTTCCCGTCCCGTATCGATGTGGCGTACTCCAGGACAACATCCCAGTTTTTAGGCTTCGATTTTGGCAAGAGCTTGCTCCAGCCCTCCGGGCCTTTCTTTCTTTGGCCCATCTCCTGTCATTTTTTTGTAGCTGCTGGGTGTCATCCCAAGCTCCCGCCAGTACGCCAAAGCGGATTTATTTAGATCATCCCAGAGCACTAAAAGAGGGTTCTTGGTGATGTTAGTCGCGCCGCCTTTGTTGGTGTATTCCCGGACAGGATGGCAGCCTTCGTCCCTATACTGCTTATATACCGCATCCCTTTGTTCCAGGATATCCGCCAGGGTGGAGATAACAGAGTCGTATGCTTTTTCTTCGTTCCCCAGTTCGGCCATCTGCTTTTTTACGAGACGCTTCCATTGAACTGCTGTCATCCTTACACCCCTTTCTCAAAAAATGGTCTCAGAGTTGGAAAGAGTTCCCCTCACCGGTCCCTTAGCGGGATTCCCCCAGGG